CATCCCGAGGGTGATCTGGTAAAGCGACAGGCTCTTGTTGGCCTTCTCGACGAACATCTGCTGCTGGTTCTTGCCGCCGGTGAAATTCATGGTGATGTCGATGGAGCCGGAATCCTCCAGCCCCAGGACGAACTCCTTGGCCAGCGACTGGAGGTGGGTGACGTCGATCTCGTCGACCTTCTGGCCGCTGGGCTTGATCTCCACCGCCTCTTCCAGCGTCCCCCAGGTGGTGGTGCCGGCGGCAGTGGTGATGGCGGTGGTGGTGAGCGGATCGACCACCGGGGCCGGCCCGCCCCAGGCGATGGTGGAGTTCTGGCTTCTCAGCGCGTGGCTCATGGCGAAATCCTCATAGGTTGTCGAACCAGATGGAGAGATCGAGGAGGACGCGGCGCAGCCTGGTGTCCGGCTCGAACAGTCCCTGGCGGTTGAGCAGCGTGCCGCCGAAGGCCTGGGCAACGGCGTCGGCCACCGCCCCGGCCAGCGCGTTGGCCTCGGCCCGGGTCGGCGCATAGACGTCGATCTGGTAGCGGGCGGGCACCAGCGATGATTCGCCGGTAAGCGTGTAGGCGCCGTCCTGCAGGGCGATCTCGGCGAAGACGATATAGGGGGCGGCTTCGCCCTCGTCGGCGATATCCGGGCGGATGGGGATGCCGGCCAGCATCGGGGCGAGTTTCAGAACTGCGGCGAGATCGGCATCATGGTTCATGGGGTGAATTTCAGCTTGGTCACCGCCGACGCGATGCCGGCCTTGAGGCGATCGGCGAAGCGGTCCACCGCCTCGGCGACCTTGGCCTCGAAGGCGGGACGCATGAAGGGATGGGCCGCCATCTTCGAGGTGCCGAACTCGATGAACTTCCAGAAATAGGACTGGCGCCGGTCCTTGATGGTGACGATCACTTCGGCGCTGTTGCCGCCGCCCTTCACCTTCTTGCGGACAATGCGGTCGCGCAGCCAGCCGGGATCGGCCTTGCCGCCGCCGTAAAGCCGATAGGCGGCATGGGCGAGCGGAACCTTGGTCCGGGCCTCGGTGACGATGAGCAGCGCCGCCGATGTCAGCGCCGATTGCAGCACCCGGCCGGCGATCCTGTCGGGCAGTTCGAGCAGATCCTGCTCCAGTTCCTTGAGCCCATCGACCTTGATCTCGATGGTGTCGCCCATGCTCAGAACCTCCGGATCAGTGCCTGGTTGCAGGTGACGCCATTACTTGTGGCCGCCGTGCCCATGGTGCAGCCGGCAGCGATGGTCCAGGCGGCCCCCTGGTTGACCGTCGCCGAGCCGCTGGCGTGGCCGGTATTGACGTTGATGGTCCACAGCAACTCGCCATCGACTCGGACGCTGGCTGTGGCTCCGGTGCCGCCCAGCGTGACCATCGCCTCCAATGACCACAGGATCGGGCTGCCGGAGACGAAGGTGTTGGCGAATGTCAGCGGAATGCTCACCGCCTTGCTGCCGTTGATGGCGATCCAGAAGGTGAGCGTCGTCCCCTGCGCCCCGGTGCCGGAACCATAGGCCTTGATCGAATAGCAGGCCCCGGCGATCTCGCCCGCGGGCACCGTCAGTGCGACGAAGGTGGTGTCGGCAATCGTGTTGGAGGCCGAGACCGGATTGACCGCCGCGGCCGAGGTCGCGACGGTCTGGTCAAGCGGGTTGAACTGGGTGCGCGCCACGGGTTTTCCTCGCCTTGACCTCGGGCTGCAGGCTTGCCTTCAGCTCCCGGTTGGCATCCTCTGCCGACTGGGTACGCGCCTTCAGCGCTTCGATCAGCTCGGCATCGGCCGCGACCTTGGCCGCCAGGGCATCACGCTGGATCTCGACCAGCATCAGGTTGGTAGACAGCACGCCGATCTCGGTCTGCATCCGCCCCAGCCAGCGGCTCTGGATGTCGGCCTCGCTCATTTGAAGTAGCTGGCGCGCAGCTTGTCGCCGGCCAGCGGCGCGAACAGCATGGTGATGGCGTTGCCGCTCACCGTGTAATCGTTGCCGGTCCCCGGTTCCATGAGTTGCCCGTTGAGAAAGAGGGCGAGGCCGTAGGCGCTGCCATTGGCCAGGGTGAAGGCGGTATTGGTGCCGTTGATAGCGCCGGACGGCGTCTCGTTGGCGATCAGGTTGCCGTATTTGAGGAAGCCGCTGCCCGAGGTGTTGTTGACGGTCATGGCCCCGGCAGCCGACACGGCTACGTCGCCGCTGGGAGTGACCCAGGCGGGATTATTCGATGCGTTGGCGACGATCATCTGGCCGGCGGCGGCGGCGGCGGCGATGCGGGCGCCGCTGGCGGACAAGGACAGCAGGCCGTTGGGATCGGCGCCGAGTTGGACGTTGCCCGAGCCGTCGAAGGAAAGCCCGGTGGCCGTATTGAGCTTGACGCTGAAGACCGACCCGGAAAGCTGAAGCCCGTTGCCGTTCGAATACTGCGATCCGGAGAGATCCTGAGCCCAGGTGGTGGCGGCGGTGTCCACCACGAAGCTGCCGGTGCTGGTGCAGAACCACTTGGTGTTCTTGTAGGCACTTCCCTCGGGATCGATCAGGAAATACGCCCCTTCGGACAGGGTGGCACCGCCGGCCCAGTCGGCCGGCCGCATCCAGGCGTCGGCCGCCGCCACCCAGGGGCCATTCTGCGAGGCGGTAGTCTGCGCCGTCAGCAGCACGCGATCCCCGGCGCTGAGGGTGACGCCGTCGATGGTGGCCAGCCCTGACAGAGGCGTCTGGTTGGCGGTCGCCACCACCCGGCAGGCCGGATGGAAGGTCAGGCCGTTGGCACGGGCGTCGACATAGGCCTTGGTAGCGGCATCATTGGCATTGACGGGAGTGGCCAGGTTGTTGAGCCCGAAGTTGCCCATGTTGAGCGGCGCCAGCATCGCCACCGTGCCGTCCGACTTGACGAATTTGGCGCCGTCCTGGAGCTGGCTGGTCGGCAGATTCAGGCTGGAAGCGAATCGATCGGCGGTGATGGTCCCCGCCATGATCTGGGTACTGCCGCGGATCAGAGTCTGGGTCATGAGCGTCTCTCGTCAGGCGGGGTAGATGAAGGTGATGGTGTCGCCGGCCATCACGGCGAGGTCGGCGGAAACGGTGAGCGTTGTGCCGGTGACGGTGTAGCCGTCCGGCGGCTGGACAAGCCCGTTGATGAAAAGCGTGCCGCCGGCCGGGGCCTCGGCGGGCAGCGGAATGTCCTGGCCGCCGTCGCTGGCCGCGACCACGTCGACCCGGTTGGTCACATAGGATGGCCCGGCCGCCCCCATGAACACCGGCGCCAGCGCGATCCGCGCCGCCGCCTGGGGCGCGACGGCGACGGGTATGCCGGCCCCGTCACGCGGGACCAGGGTGAAAGCGATCCCCGGCGGACTCATCGCGTCACATCCCGATAGACGAGGATCTGGAAGGTGGCCGACGACACTACCACCGCCGGATTGCCCGACAGGCTGAACTGGATGTCGCAGACCAGGATCTTCGGGTTGGCGTAGTTGCCGTTGACCGGCCAGAGAGCGGTATCGGCCGCCGATGCAAACAGCCACAGATCCCACGCCGTCGCAGGCGCCACCGGCGACGTCAGGGTCACCGCCAGTTCGGTGAGCGCCGCCGCGCTGTCGGGCGCCAGCGGATCGCGCACCTGGGCACGCGCCGTCCAGCCTTCATCGGCCGGCAGGGCCACATCGGTTGCCCCATAGCTGAAGGTGTCGCCACGCTTGTGCGGGATCTGGGCGATGGTGGGCGGCATGGGATTTCCTCAGCCCACACTGCCGGACGTCGATTCATCGCCGGGGTGGTCCGTCGTGATGGTCTTCGCCGTTCGCGGGGAACACGAACCTACAGGAGGTCCTGGAACGATGCCGCCTTGATGCGGAAACGATGATGTGCCGCCCAATCTTCCTTGATGCGATCAGCATCGTCGATGCTGATAACACCTGCGCGGATCAGGGCGATCATGATGTCGGGGGTACGGTGGACGTCCAGCCTTGCCCCAGCAATTTTCGACTCGCGGAGTGCCCGGTTGACCGCCCTGTTGTCGTCCATGGCGATGGGGTGTCCGCGCGTCAACGCGACGGCGATGGCCGAACACTCGCCGGCCCCGAGCCGTTCACCTGGACCAAGGCGCACAAACAATTCGAGTTCGGCCGGATCGACCACAGTGCAGGTGTCGAGAAGCCCTGCGGCGACAGCCGCCGCGTAGCGATTCTGCTGGTCCGGATAGCCGTCGGCAATCTCGGCGGCAACGTGGTCGGTGGCAAGAAACCGGCGCGGTGACCTGCCGATAAGGTCCATCCGGTCAATCTTCAGGAAGTTGATGAGGACGGATGTGTCCGCCACGATGATCACGGACGTCATCCGCCACTCCCTCGCTACTCGCCGCAGGCGGCTTCGGCCAGTTCGATCAGTGCGTCGGAACGGACGTCAAGGCTGGCGGCAAGTTCCCGCAATCGTCCCTGGGAAATTTCCCCACGGCGGAACGCCTCGACCGCCAGCCCGACAACTTGGCTGCGCAGTTCCGTTTCCTCCCCGTCCGGCGGTGGTTGAGCATCGCCAACCGGCATCTTCAGTATGTCGTCGAGGCGAGGCTTCAATTCCTTCTGAGCCAAGAGCGTGGTGGCTTCGTTCGCGTTGAGATGGCCGAGATTGCGCAGGCGCCACACCGCGCTTTCATAGCTCACGCCGAAGCGCCGTGCGATGGCGCGGACATCCAGATAGGTGATCGTCTGAGATCCTTCCCTCGGGCGGATTTCGGCCTCGCTCGGAGCATCGTTCGCGACATCATAGACGACCTGCGCCTTTCGGCTCGGCTGCCCCTTGTCGAGTCGCCGGAGTTGATCCTCGATTCCGCCGGACGGCATCAGGAAGGCCGCAGCGAAGGCATTGGCGCGCTTCTCGATAAGATCCTCGGCGTTGGCCCTCTCGGTGATCCGGTAGGGTTCGATCCGGTCACACAGCGCGTGACCGAACTCATGCGCGTAGGAAAACCTCCGCCGCACGGCGCCATGCTTGGTATTGACGACGATGGCGAGGCCGATCCGCCTGTCGTGGGTGAACAGCCCCGACATCTCTTCCGGTAGCTGGCACGCAGCCACCCAAATGCCTTGGCCACTCAGCAGTTCGGCGATATTGCCGATGGGCGCGTGGCCAAGCCCGAGCCGTCGGCGTTCATCTCGCGCCGCCTGCTCACCCTGCCGGATCGCATCTCCTGCCTTTCCAAGCCGGCCGGCGTGATCGGGCAGATCTTCCTCCACCTCATGGCCCAGCAGCCGTCGCAGGGCGACGCCTTCCCGGCAGAGAAGGAGAACCCGATCGATGGCGTCGCGCAGCACCGGGGCATCCCGATCCTGCAAAGCCCGCATGAAGACCACCGAAGCGTCCTCTTCCTGCTGCGATACCTCCAGGAAGGAAGCCGGCGAGCATCGATACAGTTCGGCGAATCGGGTCAGTTCCAAGGTCGAAACCGACCGGCTACCGGACTCGATGTTGGTGATGGCCGTGCGTGGAAGGCTCAGGGCCTCGGCGACGGCCTGCTGGCTGGTGCCGTTCCGCTCCCGCGCGGAACGCAGACGATGCCCGAGCTGCGCTGCGTCAATCATGAATGGCCTCCCTGGATTGGCGCTGAGCCACGAAAGGCCCGTGCGGGAAACCCGCACCGACCATGGCGGGACAGTGCCACAGGATACATGGGTTGGCAAATTCTTCCGTCAATGTCCGAAACTGCTTGACTCCAGTATATTCGGACATAGAATGGAAAAATCATCCAAATTGCCTGAAAGGAGGCATGAACCATGAGCACGAAGCACCCCCAGCCAGGGCTTGACGGTCGGCACCGCGACGCGGACGGCAGGATCAGCCAGAAGCATGGCAACACGCAGGTCGGCACGCTGCGCGATGCCTACGGCGAGGATTTCGCCGCTGGTTGCCGCTCCGACATGAAGCTGAGCACTCTTCTTGACCGGACCGGCGAACCCTCGCTGAGCCAGTACCTGAAGGGATCGCGCTGAGCGGCGTTTTTCATCGCGAGTTCACTGCACCAGGCCGGAGCTGCACAGCAGGACCATCTCGACCCCCAGGGGATCGGCCCGGATCACCGCCTCGATGGTGTAGACCTCGCTCCGGTACAGCACCCGCATGCGGGCGGTGATGGCGGGCCGCCAGCGCAGGCGGACCGCCACCGTCACCATGCCATGCACCTCCTGCGCCGCCACCAGTTCGCGTCCGCGCAGATCCTCTACCAGGGCGGACACGCCGGGGACGACGTCCTGCCAGTCCTGGCGCGGCTGGCCGAGTTCGTCCTCGCTGGTGGAGCAGGCCTGGATGGTGACGCGATGGCGATAGGAGCCGGCGGAGATCATCTCACCACCGAGGCGGCAGGCGCAGCGGATCGAGCAGCCCCGACAGATAATCGGGTGGCAGTTCCTGGAAGCCGCTGCCACGGGTCTGGAGCAGGAACAGCTCGCGCTGGGCATAGGCCCAGGCGCAGGCCATCAGGATCCAGGTTTTGACGCTGGGAGTGCGGTCGCCGAACGCCTGCGGATCGATGCCGGCGGTGTAGACCACCTCCACCGCCCGAAGGCCACGGCCGGCATGGGGCCAATGACCCGACAGCGGCGAGAGCACGGTTTCGCGGTCGATGACCACCATTTCGACGGTGGCGGGATCGAGCGTGAGCCGGGTGCCGGCCGAATGGAGCGCGGCATAGGTGATGCTTTCCAGCGCCGTCACCCCACCGACGGCCAGGACCAGCGGGCTCCCGTGGTGCGGGAAGGCGGGCAGCACCTGACGATAACGGGCTGGGCGAATGGCGGTTCCGGTGCGGGTCTCGGCGAGTTGTCGCGCCGCCGGGATGATCACCGTCTGGATCAGTAGATCGTCGTCGGTGAGGTCGGGATCGATGCGGGCCTGCGCCTTGACCTCGTCCACCGAGACCGGCTCGTCGGCCAAGGGATCGGCCGAGAGGTATTCGATCAACTCCGCCATGGCGCTCTACTTCCCCTGCGGCTTGGCCTTGTCGTCGAGCTTGCCCGCGTCGGAGCCCGGCTTGGCGCCGGCCGCCGCCCCGGTGGCCTCGCCGGCATTGGCCGGTGAGGCTGGGGATGCGAGCGTGGCGATGCCTTTCTTGACCAGGGCATCGCCGATCTCGGCGGCGAAGCGGGCCACCTCGCCGGCATTGTAGGCGTTCCAGGATCGGACGAATTTGAGATCGATGTGCATGGGGATCTCCGATCAACGGTACCAAGTGACGCCGTCGAGCACGGCGATGGCCTCGACATGGCGGGGGCCGAAGTCGTTCTCGGTGATGATGCGGATCAGCGTGAGGTCGCGCTG